ACAGTCCCACGCTGCCACACTGGCAAATTAGATTAATCAGATTAAAAATCATACGCCTAGACTCATTGTAGACACCGATTTTGCACAGATATTAGCATTTTTTGAGGGGAATAGAGAACAATTGAGTGAAGATTAGTCAAACGAACAAAAAAATGCAATTATTTTACTATCAGGGGTAGACAAGCCCTCGGGATTCCTCCATAATCGCGCCCCATGGAGAGATGGCCGAGCGGTCGAAGGCAGCGGTCTTGAAAACCGCCGATGGGTAACCATCCTAGAGTTCGAATCTCTATCTCTCCGCCAAATTAGCCGGCTTAGCTCAGTTGGTAGAGCAACTGACTTGTAATCAGTAGGTCACCAGTTCGACTCCGGTAGCCGGCACCAAATAAGAACCCGTTATTTTCCATAGAAATATGAAAGATAACGGGTTTTTTCTTATTTTAATCAAATTTAACTGTGTTTTTATCCAGTTAATTCCGGTCCGATCCGTTGCAATCCTCCGCATAAATGGGTACAAAGATGGGTATCTGAGTTAGGAAACTGGGTACCTATTATGAAATTATCCGCACGCCAAGTAGAAACTGCGAAACCTGAGATAAAAGATTATAAGCTTTCTGATGGTGCAGGGCTTTTTTTACTAGTTCGAACCAATGGCGCAAAATATTGGCGTTACCGCTATCAATTTGCTGGCAGGGAGAAAATGTATGCGATTGGTGTATACCCTGAAATTACTTTAGCAGAAGCAAGACAAAAACGTGACGAAGCAAGACGTAAAGTCTTAGACGGTGTTGATCCCGTTAAGGCTCGGCAAGTTAAAGCTGTTTCTGATGTAGAGAATACATTTCGAAAGTTATCGATTGAATGGCATGAATTTAAAAAATCACGTTGGTCAGCAGGGTATGCATCCGATATTCTCGAAGCATTTAAAATGGATATTTATCCGGTTATCGGTGATTTGCCTGTTGATAGCATTGAACCTATCTATGCATTAAAAGCGTTATCCGCTATAGAGCAACGTGGCGCCACTGAAAAAGCAAGCAAAGTTAGGCGTTGGACAAGTGAAGTATTTAAGTATGCAATTGCAACGGGTAGAGCGAAGTATAACCCAGTCGCCGAATTGAAAAGCGCAATGAAAGGGCATGTATCTACTCGTTTTCCTTTTCTGACAGCTAATGAGCTACCTGATTTTTTATCGGCAGTATCTGATTATAGTGGCGACCCAACTACGGTACTCGCAACCCGAATATTAATGCTTACTGGGCTAAGAACGGCAGAGCTAAGATTTGGCGAATGGACGGAAATAGATTTTGATGCCCGGCTATGGGCAATTCCTAGAGATAAAATGAAGAAAAGGAAAGATCACCTTGTTCCTCTGTCTGACCAAGTAATTGTTTTATTGAAAGAGTTAAGTCGATTATCCGGTCGCTTTAAATATATGTTTCCTAATCGTTCAGATCCTATGAAGGTGATGAGCGAAAACACAATTAATGCGATGATAAAAAGGATAGGTTGGGAAGGTCGAATTGTTGGGCATGGTTTTCGCCATACAATGAGCACCATTCTAAACGACCAAGGGTTTCCCGCTGATTGGATAGAATTACAATTAGCTCACGTTGACAAGAATGTTATTCGAGGAACATATAACCATGCCCAATATTTAGAAGGGCGGAGAGAAATGCTGCAGTGGTATGCAGATTATATTGATAAGCTTTGTTTAATTTAAGATGCAGTTCGTTGTTGTTTCCATTCATTAATTTCCCTTCGTAACCAGCGTGCTGCACGCACACCGATTTTATGTTGCGAGGGGAATTCTTTCCGTTTGATCATTTCGTAAATAGTCGATTTTTTTAGAGTCACTAATTTTTCGACTTCTTTCATTGTGAGTAAATCGTCGTCACGTTCTTTAGTTTCAATCATGTTAGTATCCTATTTTTGAGTATCCAATTTAAAGAGTTCAATGATATTTGCATCGGGGCAATATTCTTTAACGAGCTCGATTTGCTTTTTGTCTTTAGTAAAGTTTAAGCCTCGAGCGTTCCGATATTCCCAAGCGTAGGGGCTAAGTTGTTGGTACTTGAGCAGTTCATCACATATTCTATAAATCAGCTCCGCAGGGAATGAAATATAATCATCATCCATACTGTTCATAGCATCGCGTGATTCATATTTAATTTGCCGTGTAGCTTTAATTAGCTCATCTTTTTTCACGGTATTACTTCCTCTTCATTGCTTCTAACAGAAGGTCTTGTATTTCTCGCTTAGAATTACGGCGTTCCATAACAACTTCGTCCATTGTGCCTGCGGCGATAAGATGGTGAATAAATACTGGTCGGTTATAACCGGCTTGAATTTGTCGAGTAGGGCCGATACGTTCGATGATTTGTTGGTATTGTTCTAAATCCCACCAATGCGAGAAAAAGACCAGAATATTACCGCCATCCTGCAAATTTAAGCCATGACCCGCACTAGCAGGGTGTGCAAACAGAATCGGTATTTTGCCTGCGTTCCAATCACGTAATGTTTGAGGATCCGCATCTAAGTTTCTACCTTTAGGAAAGGCTTTTAATAAACGCTCAAGGTCGTGCTTCCAGTGGTAAGCAACGAGTATCGGCATACCGCCAGATTCGCTAATGATACTTTCCAACGCCTGAATTTTGGTATCATGCAGCTCTACCCAATTTTTACTATCATCGGTATAGATAGCGCCACTGGCGATTTGTAAACATTTTACTGTCTTAGCCGCCGCGTTTAGGGCTTCAACGCCTTCGTGTTCTAGCTCAAGAAACATTTCTTTTTCCATTTCTTGATACTGCTTTCGGGCTTTAGTGGGGAGCTCAAGTTTAATAATATTGTGGATAGGCTCTTCAATATCGAACCAATCAGCGGCATCTAGAGATATCGTGACATCCCGTAAAGCATCTTGCATTTGCTCTTGAGCAAAAGGCCAAGGCTCTAACTTAGACCACTGTTGACCAGGGAATTGAATGTTGTTGAACCAACGCGAAGTAAAAGCGCTATAGGTTCTACCTAATCGCTGACCCTGATCGACAAACCACGCTTGCCCCCACAAATCAATCAACCCGTTAGGGGAAGGTGTTCCAGTCAAATTTACCCATCGATGTACATGTTTGTGAGCTACTTTTGCTAGTGCTGCGGCACGTTTGCCACCTTTACGAAGTCTAAATGACTTTAGCCTTGTACTTTCATCGGCAATGATAGTTCCAAAAGGCCAATGCTCACCGAATATTTCAACTAGCCAAACAAGGTTATCGTAATTAATGGTAAATACACTGGCATTGGTATTTTTGATAGCTGCCATACGTTCTTTGGCAGTACCAATAATCGGTTGCACATCAATATTGCGTAAGTGATTCCATTTAACCGCTTCGTCTGGCCATGTTGAACTTGCGACTCGTAAAGGAGCAAGAACTAAGGCTGGCTGTGTTTCACTTCCAGCCATAAACAAATATTCTAGGGATGTCAATGTTGCTACTGTTTTGCCCATGCCCATACCTGCCCAAACATTCGAGCGTTTAATATCAATTTCGTGGCTAAGTATGAGATCTTGATAGGGGCGAGGGGTGAAGTTTTTAGAGAAATTCATGTTACGCCAGTTAGTTGGTATTAATTGTTGGACAAAAAAAAGAGCATTCTTACTTTATGTAAGATTGCTCTTTAATAAGTACTGTGCGGTTATCTAATTTTTATTTTTGAAGGTTTTATCAAGAAGATGTTGTAGTTTAGTTCTTTCTAGAACCCCCAAATGATTTTGGGAAATTAAAAAGATTTCGTTATCTTCATCACCTTGTGCAGCAAGTGAAATACTATAACCTTGTGTATTTAAAAAATTACATATTTTATCTAGCGTGACATGTTCATTAGGTTTGATGAAGGAATACTCATACCCTTCGTGCTGTATTTGAACACCATTTCTAGACGGTAAAAGATGGTTGAAACGGGAATTGCTTTTTATATTATTCAGGATTAAATTTCTTAGATCTTTAATTTCAGATGCGAGGAATTCAGTACTAGAAACTTCTTTTTCATCTAACTGTGCAACCTTGAAAGTGCCAAAATGTTTTAAAAACGTAGTAAAATTAGGGTCGTTTTGAGATTTTTGGTATGTATCAATTATTTTTTGTTTAAGTTTTTCTTGAAATGAATTAATACTTTGGTAACGTAAATCAGATGGGTATTCTAAATGTTCAATAGGTGATATATCAAAACTATAGGATGTTTTATTGTCTTTAATAATGATTGTTGGTTTATCAAAAGCAAGTCTCATGCCTAGTTCAAACATTACATTTGCATTTCTACTACTAATATCACAAATAACAATAGGATTGTCATAAATATTTTGAACTATTCTTTTTTGTATAACGCCTATGTCATCGTCAAAACTGACAAGGTTCGGCTCGAAATTAGCCGCTTTTGCAGCTTCATATATTATTGCTCGTACGTCTTCCCAGTGAGAAGTTGGGTATCCATCAGTAGGAGCAATAGGCATAATTACGCCACATATAGGTAAGGCTGATGGTGTTTTTTCTTTGACCATAATATCTGTGCATCCTAAATCAATTAATATATTAACTATCTTATTATTTAATTTATAAAACTCCAGTTAAATCCTTACTATCCAAAACGACAACGTGAAACCCTAATGCAAAAAGCCTCGCGTGTTCCCGTAACTGATCGGGGCGGGGCTTCTCACCGGGTGCTTTACACTCAACGAAAATGATTTTGCCATGAGGCAAAAGTACGATCCTATCTGGTACGCCTCGACGACCTGGGGAAGTAAATTTATAAGCGATACCGCCTACTTTTTTCACTTTATAGACCAAGTGCCTTTCGATTACATCTTCACGTATTTTGCTCATTACTAGTGCCTTTGTACATTTCACGTTTAAGTTGTTTCATACAAAAATCGGAGCGGTGTTCACTCCAAATTTGATTGTTTCTTGCTCGTGCGAATCGATGTGCTTGCAACCAAGCCGTAGCAGCCTCGAAGTATTTTCCGGTTTGCTCAAGACGAATAGCATCCCGAGCCGCGCGGAAATACAACGGGCTATCGTTGTTTATGAATGTCATATATTTTTACCTATGATTGCAATCAAACTAGATCATGATCATTTTTAATTACTAGTATTTATGGCAGTTTTAATAATTAAACTGTGGCTTTTTGGAGACTAGCAACATGGCTAAAGTAGAATGTAAAGTTTGTGAATACGTATATGATGATTCAGAAATAGATTATTGTCCTCGTTGTGATGAAACAACTCCTCCTAAAGGTACTCAATGCGAGTTTTGCGATAACTTAGCGACTTCATATGTTCAAGATCATCCCGTTTGTGATGATTGCTATGATGATGCGTATCCTGTTGATTAACTAATTTAGATGCCGCAGTGCTGGATTATTGCGGTATCTCCGTTTAAATAAGAATTAACAGTTATCATCCTTTAATCCTTCCTATAGTGATAAGCCTCAAAACCTCCGGCGCTAAGCGGGAGATCTAAAGCCCATTCGGGGTTAGTAGCAAGTAACTCAGATAAGTGTTCATGATTGAATGCGGGGTTATCGGGAGCCTCAGTCAATACTTCATCATGTACTGTGAGCACGATGTCATAGCCGTGATCTTCAATTGTTGGCATGTTACCCGCGAGAACATCACGCGCTGCTGCTTGGGTTACGTTCTCCACCAATTTCCCACCGTAGGTTTTCAAACGCTGCCATTTGCGGCTATACGGGTTAACGCCCATATAACTGATTTGACCGTTATCATTACGCGGGGATGGGTAGCAAACTGCACGACCCGAAGGTAAAACAATACGTAACCATGCTTTATCACGTCTAACTTTAAGCTTACGGCAAGGAAAGGTGATCCCCGGAGACGAAATTGCATGACGTACGGTATCTTCTAACTCATACCAGAAAGAGACCGTTTCGGGATGAGCATTTCGCCACATGCGCTTAAGTGAATCGCAGGTGATAAATACTGTTTCACTTAGCCCGTAGGTTTTCTTGGTTTCAACGGATTTTTGATACCAGCTAAGCGCATCGTGTTTTACTTTTGGTGGAATGTTAGGTAATGCGGCTTCGGCAAGTTCATCTAAATCTAGACTATATGTGAGGGCGAATGTTAAAAATGCTGCAACTCCGCCGCCGTATCCTAAGCCTAGTTCCATCACTTTACCGATTTGGCGCATATGTTTATCAACATCCTCAGGAGAAATATTGAATGCTCGAGCATAGGCTAATTTATAGAGGTCAGCGCCGATGCCTTTATCGAATTCACTGAACGCTGTAATCTTCCACGCTTCACCTGCTAGCCAAGCGAGCATACGTCCCTCGATATTCGAAAGGTCAGAGACAACGAGCTTTTTACCCTCTGGCGCCATAATGCAACCACGCAAAGTCGAACTGGTCAGTTGCATAATGTCATCGTAAATGAGATCTGCACATCCTGCCTTTAATGCTTCAATACCCTTATCAATGGTATTTTGGTCGAGTGTTGGCCTTGGTAAATTTTGAGGTTGAAACAAGCGACCTGCCCAACGACCAGTGCGAGAAGCACCGCAAAATTGCAATGTTCCGCGTAAACGACCATCGGAGCTTACACCATTCATCAGCGCTTTGTACTTACTGGTGCTGGTGGTACTGGACTGTAATCGTATGGCTAATAGCTCACGTAACGGCAAAGGAATATCCGGATCATTGATACGGCGTTCTAATGTGCTTTTTTGCATATCAGGCAAGTCGACCCCAAAAGCGGCAGAGATATGTTGTAACAGCGCATCACGCTGTGTTGCTGCTTGCACTTCATTATCTGTCAAATCTTGGGTAAGTTTGGCTAAGCGCTTTTGCTCAATTTCAACTGCTTCAATGGCTGCGGTGGCGAGTTGAATATCCATATACACACCGCGATCGTTAATTCGTTGGTCACGATGCCAGTGTTCTAACTCATTGTCGCAGTAATTCCAACTTGGTAAACGCTTATGCACTTCACGCATGGCTTCGATATCTAGCCCCGCGTAAGCAACAAAACGCTTCCATTCTTCGGGATGGGTTTTACTTGTGGCACGACGTAATGCTGAGTTTTTAGGTCGAGGCTTACAAAATAACTGTATTAGGGCCTTACCCTCTTTATCTTTGGCTTTATCCAAAGGAACGCCAAGTACTTCACATAATGCGCCTAAAGCACCGGGTAGACCGTGTGCTAGTGCTTGTACCATCGTATCACGCCAACGACTAACATCTATTTTGATACCGCTATGGTTGAGCATGGTGCGGTCAAAATGGCTGTTATGCGCATAAATAATAGTGTTAGGGTCTGATAACGCTTGCTTTAATTCAGTAGGTATAGGGGATTTATCTGTAACATCCCACACTTGAACTAAATTGTTGTTTAACGCCCAAGCAAAAAGCATAATTTCAACAGTTTCCGCATAAGAATGCGTGCCGTATTTAATTGGCTTTTCACTGAATGTTTCGAGGTCGAGCCAGAGTGTATTTTTCATATTGTATAAATTAAGGTTTGTTATGATTTTAAAAAAGATAGATGGACGTTTGATTATTTCTATTGCTTCATTATTAATTGCTTTTTTCTCTCTTTTTATAAGCTATCAACAATATAATTCTCAAAATATAAATTACGAAAAAGAGGTCCAGCCTTATGTCACCATCGTCCCTACGATTGATCCCGAAGTAAATAAGCAACTAGGGTTTTATTTTTTTAATGGGGGGTTAGGGGTTGCTTATGTAAATGAATTAAAGGTTACAGATTCTAGTGGGATGGAAACAAATTTGACTTCTTTCGGGAGACATCCAACAAAAGTATTAAAATCTATAATTGATGATGGTGATAGTTATTTACGGTATGGAATGCCGATAAAAGGAACACCTATTGTTATAAATACAATGGAACCTTTTATTACTTGTAATAATACCGAAAATTATAGATTCAATTGTGTTCCTTTTACTAAATATATGGAAAAGGCCATGGGTGACAATATTTATAACTTTGAAATTACTTTAATTTATAGTTCTATTTACGGGAAGAAATACGAATATTCCTTCCCGTCTAATATAACAAGAGAACTAGATTAGAGATTCTTCCTCTTCGGCGACACTTAAGTCGTCGAAGTCATCTTCACTCGCGACACCGCCACCTGCGAAGGCGTCACCATCACGGAAGAACTGAACACCACCAAGTGAAGCTGAAATACCTTTGCCTTGGTTGTCGTAGGCAAAAATAGTGATAGTTGCATTGACGTAGCAGCCTGAGTAGGGGCGTCCATCTTGTGCAGTTAACGGAGTGCGGTCACGGTCAATAACAAGCGGTCGCGCTTTGTTGCTTGCACCGATGTACATATGATCTGCATAACCGTCGTACTCAATCTTCTCGTCACCATCGCGGAAGTTAAAGCGCATTGAATTACCGCGAATGGATTTGAGAACCGCATCGGCTTTGGCTCCCCATTTTGCTGTAGCCACTTGTTTAATCGCACTTTCAATCGCTTCGATTAAATCTGTGCGATTTTTTGGGATGAGAAACGTAGCGCGGAATTTGTAATCGCCTTGCCCGTTAACTTGGGTTGCTTCGAATAGGTCAGGGAATGCCAAGCGGACGTTGGATAATTTAACTTTCATATTGGGTACCTTTAATTAAATGAGGTCAGCGGCGAGTGAATCGTCGCTTACATCGTCGAAATCGTTTTCTGGGTTGATGACAAGAGCGGGGCGTGGATCTGATTCAAATGCAACAACGGGTTTACCTTCGGCTCGGGTAATGAGCGATTCTAGTTTTGTCCAGCGACGAGGGTTGTCTTTCTTGATTAGCTTTTCGGCTTGCGTAGGGCTAATCAACTTCATGTTGTACATTTCTTCACGCTTAAGTCTGAAGGCTTTTAATGTGGCTTCAGCTTCGGTTTCATTGCCCCAAGTGCGGTTACCTAATTTACCTGTGACCAGTTTTAATCCTGGTATGGTGTGCCCAGAGTTGAGTTCGTCAGAGACACGAATACGTAAGGTCTTGCAGAAGTTCTCTACAAAATCGAGGCCTTTGTAAATCTCAGCTAACTGAGATGGTTTAAGTACAGTGATACGTTGCGGTGCTTCGCTAAGCTGCCCTTCCAGTGGTGCGGTTAAATCAACAAAGTCACCTTTCACCAGTTCAAGAGCGTGTTGTGCTTCGGCTGCACATAAACCGCCTTTGGCTTTACAGAAGCGACACTGTTTTTCACCCGGATTGAAGCTTGTTGGTGGCAGTGTATTTACGCCTTCACATTCAGCTATTGAGCAAGTAACAACCGCTTCGGTAGCTGCTTCTTTTGCTCTCTCACCAAAAGCAATTAGCTCATCAACTGTTAGCGCCCACTCTGAAACGTGATTTAAGCGTGGCTGGTGGATGAATAAACGAACGGTTTTGAAGTCGTAAAGCATACTGAATTGGTCTAAAGCACCTAAGGCATAAAGCTGTAATTGCTCATTGTTTTCAGCGTCAACTTTAACGCCTTTGCCGTATTTCAAATCGTGAATTTGTAGTTCATCAGGATCTAAAATAATGGCATCGGCGGTACCGAATGAGTTTTCAACACCAATGACATCCGAGAAATCAACTTTCTGCTCAATTAACAGCTCTTTGCCCTCGGCTAATGACCAAACAGTTTCGACATATTGTCCTACGGCTTCGACCATTTCTTCGTTAACTTGAGGTGTATCCGCTTGGTTTAACGGATAAGTCCCTAAGTAATCAGAGGTGTTCTGTCCTAAATTACCTGAGCCTTCTTGTCGGTTGCGTAAAACACATTCACCCAAAGCATGGGCGGCCGTACCTTCTACTGCAAAAGGTGAGCCTTTATCAGGAACCGTTGATTCTAAGGCTAAACTCCCACTGCACACCATCCAGCGGTGCGCCGATGATGGGGAGAGCCGTGCATGGATATCAGGCATTTATCCCTCCAATACTTTTTTAGCTAGCTCGATCACTTCTGAGAGTTTATCTTCTGGCACTTGCCCTAATTTCTTGGCATTGAATTTAGTGAGAATTTCAACGGCTTCATTACGGTAGCCACCTTTTGCTAATTGCAGAATAAGTTTTTCCGCTTGTTCAAATAGCATTTTGGGATCCGTATTTTCTGGCTCTGGCTCTGGCTCTGGCTCTGGCTCTGGCTCTGGCTCTGGCTCTGGCTCTTTGCTAGTCGTTTTACCTTCGCTAAGTAGTGATAGTGCGAATTCACTGCGTTCAGTGATACCGGTGATTTGGTCCCAGTTTTCGAGCATTTCTAAACAAAGGTCGTGGATAGTTTCACTTGGTAAAGCTGCTACTTCTTTTAGATTGGAAAGCGTGACGTATAGCGCATCAATTTGACCGTTACGTTTGTCGCCAATTTCAGCCAAAGCATTATTGATTTTTTTGAGTTGAGAAGATGTTATTTCATTGAAGCTACCTTTGAACATAACGGCATGCGCAACAATGTGACCTAAATTAAGTGTACTGAGATCAACCGGTTCATCAGTGACTTTTGCTTCAGACTTAGCAACCTCTTTTTTATCGGTAGCTGCTTTAGCTTCAGCTTTAGTAGGCTGAGGTTTTTCATTTGGTTTTAACGTTGAAGTTGGTGTTTGCACAACTGCGCCTGATTGTATCGTGGCAATTAATTGGCGTATGACTTCGGTGTTTTCTTTAATTGCTAGTTCGAGACTCATTTTGATACCTCAAAGATACAAGGTGATAGGGAAGGTGGTATTAGGGTTTTGTTTAAGGGCTTCACGTTTTTGTTGATAACGTAAACGGCGAACGTTGTTATTCATCGGAAATTTATCCGATGGCAAAATTTGGGCTTTTTTCATTGAATTATTTCCGATGGATAATAAAGGTTTATTTTTTATCAGTTGGTAAACCGATTAATTTATTTAAGTCTTCAACTTGAAGTGCGGGTAACGTAGAAGTTGATTTACTAATATCAGTTGGGATAAGTTCTTTCGATTCCGGCCATATTTCAATGAGTCGTTTAATTGTAGTTACTGAATTTAAAGCAACCTGCACGGTTGTGTTTATTTCGGTTTCTTTCTCTTTAAGCTTATTTTCTTTTTGAGTGAGTTTTTCAAAGCGTTTACTTAATTCGTGGTCAGCAGGGAATAAACACTTATTATCATCAGGAGTTAATAAATAGATATCCTCACCATTATTATCTTTGCCATATCGCAAGCGTACTCGCTGCCCCCCAAAGGCAGGACGAAGTGAATTACTTTCCGCATTGTACACGCCTATATAAGAATTCACTTCTTCCTCAAGCATTTTTAAATTAGATATAGCTACTTCTAATATTAACTCCATTTTTTTTGCTTTATCTTCACCGCCTAAAGCTTCCATTCGAACATCTAACGCGAATTGGTTAAATTCTTTTTTCAACTCTTCTTTTTGTTTAAAAACACCAGCTTTAGCCAGCGCATTATTTTTAATACTATCTTTAATTGCATTAGTTAATCGTACAGTCATGGTTTCTGTCCTTAATTAAAGGTAATTAATTTTAGTGATTGGCGGTAGGTGCTGATCTCCTACTTACGTGACGGGATTCGAACCCGCAACCCTAGCTTTATGGCCTCGCTCTACCTTTGAGCTACACGCTAACAATCGGTACACTCGGCCTAGGAACCCGATCACCCTCATGCTTAGCTAATCAGTCTTAGCATTCACCAATCACTAAAATTAACTGATGCCTGAACTATCTTTACCTCATCAGGCGGCTGAGGTTCCTACATTCCGCAACGTAAGAAGTTTGTGTATAATTCATCCACCGCAACGTAATAAAAGGATTGAATTATTTATGTCCGAAGAAAAAGGGATAGTTGGTAAAATTACCGACATGATTTCTGGTTCGGGAAGTTTTTTAAAATCAGCATTTGGTACGGTTAAAGAAATTCAAGAAATGCATGTGGATTATGCAACTAAAGAAAAAACTTATGAGTTGCTTGATAAAATGTACGAAGCTAAAAACCAGCAAATGGAATTACAAGATCTTCTTATAGTGGCTAAAAATCGCATCATTGAGCTTGAAGACATTATAAATCAACGTGCTGACTGGGAAGAGGAAAAATCTAACTATGAACTTTATTACCCAATGCCTGCTACTGTTGTTTACAAACTCAAGATAGATAGCAAATCGAATCAAAAACCTCACTATCTTTGTACTAAATGCTATGGCGCGCATATGAAGTCGATACTTCAGTATAAAACTCTCGGTGGAATGGGGGGAATTGCTATCCTTATTTGCCATACTTGCTCCTCTGAGTATAAATTTCTGAATAAAGATCTTTAAAGCAAATCTATTACTCACCATAGGCCACTCATTGAATGGCCTATAATTAGTTTTTCTGCGTTTGTACAAACCCTAAATGCCAGTGTTGCCCATTCCTTGCCGTTCTCACTCTCGTGCGGAAGTAACCTTCTTAACAAACAGATCGTGCCTGTTAATACGTCGCATTTTTGCGTAGGGGTCTAAACAGATGGCTTTGTACTGTTCCGACTTTCTAGATTGTTAAAGAGCAAAAAATTACATCTATGCGTTTTCGTATTGTTATACAGGTTTGAATTATCATGGTCAATACCATTTCGTATAAATTTAAAGAATAAAAAAAGCCACTTTGGTATAAGTGGCTATAACAAAATGAATTAATTTGTAGAGTTAATCACACTTTTCGTACCATAAGGATGGTTTTGCAATACCTGCGACATAGTGAATTTTATCAACTTTGATTTGTTCTACTTTAATCGGTGGGTGTGCATCATTGATAGATGATAAATGAATATAACCATCTCTTTCGTATAAGTAAGTTTTTACCATTGTTTCTTCGGTTGAAGTAACTAGTAGGACTTCATCCCCTGGTCTATAGGTGTGATTTGGTTCAATGATAACAAACTCTCCTTCTTTTATACGAGGGATCATTGAATCCCCAACACATAGAAGTGCATAAGCGTCAGGGTCACTAGTAGGCCAGTGTATGTAACCTTCTCCCATCCCTATAGGGTATTGAAGATCTGACCAACATCCACCTTCTCCTAATTGTGCTCTACCTACGACAGGGATTGATGTGTAGTTAACACTTATAGCGCTTTGGGGAACCCCGTTTTCTTTTTTGGTTAAGTCAGCATCCGTTAAGTCTGTTAAAGGTACGTGGAAAAAGTCGGCAATATTTTTGACAACGCTTATTTTAGGATCTTTTACCTCTCCACTCAGCAGTCTATGCATAGTAGGTTGATGCATTTTTAAGCGTCTAGCTAACTCAGTATGATTTGAAATACCTTTTGTATCCATCAGATGCTTTATGTTTTTAATTAATAATTCGTTGATATCGTTCATTTTCTTACGACCTATGTAATTTTATAAAGTCATAATTATACGTTAACGGATATTTTACGATATAAAGTAATGCAATGTTGTATTGATTTGTCTATACGAAACCGTATAGAGTATGGGCATTATATAGGAGAATACCCATGCATGATAAAAGCCCACAAGAAATGTTAGAGACTATTACTGGCTTTGGTTATACCCAAACACAAATACAAAACCTTACAGGTGTACGCCAAAGTATTTTGTCTCGTATTTTATCTGGTAAACATAAGGACCCTAGAAACTCTAACGCAAGAGCTATTGAGAAGTTATATATCGCGGTTATCAATACTCAAAAGGCTTAACCTATGCGGATCACTTATTCAGTAGGGCGCTCCGCTAGAGATAACCGTCCTCAATTAGCGCAAGCGTCTAGCTTTGATGAATATAAATTGGCTATCAAAGCGCTTAAAAAAACGATTAATGTTTCTCCGAGTGACTCAACAGAGGTAATGCGAGAGAAAAAGGCACGTCTCAATTATATTTGGGGTGCGCTGATCAATAAGACCAAAGGGCGTAGTGCGGCTAATGCTGGTAATCGTCATGTTCTTTGGTTAGATATGGATGGTTGTTCTTTAGATGCTTGGAACACGTTAAAAGGTGTTTTGAGTATGTATCGTTGTTTCTGTTATACGACAGCTAGCCATGAACACCCAACTGCCAATAATGTGCAACGCTGGCGTATCGGCATTATGCTAGATAGTAGCGTGACGGCTCAAATGTATGCGGAATTAGGCCCACGCGTTGAACAAGAAATCATGGACTGTTACGAGCTACTTGATGATGAACCTATTAAATGGGATCGCTCTGTCTATGAACCATCACATATGGTATTCGCCCCACACGAAGGCGCTCAATTCTTAGAGTTCGATGGTGCGGTGATTAATGTTTGTACAGTTCTAGCATCGGAACTTGTATTGCACAGTAACGCTGCAGATATCTCCGATTTCGATGTGGTATCGGATGATGACCTGTCGCGCTTGGTCGATCTAGACAATATCAACAGTCATACCTTTGATGATATTCGCTCTGCGCTTTGGCATCCGCAGGTATTACGCCTTGCCGAAAATTACCCAACTTGGGTTGATATGGGTAACCGCTTGGCATGGTTCAAAAATACTGATTATGAAGATAAAGCCAAATCACTGTGGGTTGAATGGTCCGCGAAAGCAGAAAAGGGTGATGAAGAAGCCGCAATAAACAAGTGGTCCCAACTCTGCGCCGACCGTACCGGTTATCAAGCGATATTCACCCTAGCCCAAAAAGAAGGATGGGTTAACCCTGGCACGGAACGTTTAAAAACAGCGGTTGCAACTGCAGACGATTTTGATGATATCCGAGTCGCTAATGAGCCGATGCCACTACCTTCATTTAAGCGTGATAAGTATGGCCAGATAGAAGCGACTATTGATAATGTGGCTAAAGCGGTTATGCGACCTGATTTTATCGATATCGAAATTCGCTTTGATACCTTTCGCGATGAAATCATGTTTGCACCAACCGGTACCAACGAGTGGCAACAATTTAGTGACGCGGATTATTCACGTTTACGTATTGCCATGGAAAAGCGTGACTTCAAACCCGTAGGCCGTGAGCTGATCCGCGATGTTGTTTTACTTGCCGCTGAAGAAAACCAATTCGACTCTGCTATCGAGTGGCTTACTAACCTCGAGTGGGATGGCATTAAACGTGTTGAGCAGTTCTATCATACACATTTCGGTGCTGAGGACACACCTTATACCCGCGCCGTTTCTCTCTACATGTGGACGGCTATGGCAGGTCGTGTAATGGTACCCGGTATTAAAGCCGACATGGTACCAATCTTAGTTGGTGCTCAAGGTTGCGGTAAATCTTCGGGGGTGGCGGCATTATCCCCTGATCCGACTTTCTTTACGGAAATCTCGTTCGCTGAAAAAGACGATGATTTAGCCCGTAAAATGCGCGGCCGCTTAGTCGCTGAAATTGGCGAACTACGCGGACTCAGCACTAAGGATCTTGAATCTATCAAGGCTTTTGTTACCCGCACACATGAGAACTGGATCCCTAAGTTTAAAGAATTCGCCACACAGTTCCCACGCCGTTCATTAATCATTGGTACTACTAACGAGGACGAGTTCTTAGCCGACCGTACAGGTAACCGTCGTTGGCTGCCTGTTGAAGTGATTAAGGTCAATGTTGATGACATTACACGTGATGTTCTTCAGCTGTGGGCCGAAGCGCGCGAAATGTTTAAAGCTGACGGTATCCAATATGAAGCTGCTGAACATTTAGCCGCTCAGGTTCACGAGAAGTACACCATTAAAGATGCTTGGTTAGAAATTATTGAACGTTGGTTAGATGAGCCTGATTTAATGACAGGCGAAAAACCGCGAACTCGTAGTTTTTTACGTGCTGCCGAAGTTTTGCGAGAAGCGTTGAACCTTGACCCTAAAAACATTTCAAGACGCGAACAAATGCGAATTGGTAATGTTTTGCAAAATTGTGGGTATAAATCGGTACAAAGACGCGTCGAGGGAAAGGTAACTCGTGTCTATGAGCCACCTGTAACGACCTGTAACGACCTTTAACTATTAGGTCGGTACACTTAATTAATTGATTTTTAAAGCTTGTACCAACCGTACCAACCGTACCAACCATTTAAGAAACTACACATACATAAGTATATAAGGCTCTAAAAGGTATTAATAGAAAAGGGTCGGTACAGTTGGTACAGGTCGGTACAGCGATATATTAGTAACTTTTTACACATTCCAGTTAACCAAATGCATTTTGTCGTTATCGATGCTTGAAATTGGGCGCAACTGGTACAGAAAAACACAGGTCAGAAACTATGAGCAGAGACATACAGAAAATTTTGACACATTGGGGCGGTTGGTCGGCTGGCGATCATTGCGCTGCGGTGGGCTGGTCATCAGTGGCGGCAGGCTTTAGCGACTATTCGCCAAGCTCTAGCGGCAATAGGCTATCGTGTAGCGATGAAGACGGCTTAGTCATTGACTTATGCGTTGCTAAGCTCGCTACGGTAGGCATGGAGCGTGAACGCGCCTATCTTGAAGAATATTACATCAAGGGTAAATCTAAACGTGCAATTGGGCGCAAGTTCAAAATACGAGAGGATGAAGTACGTAGGCAGATGCAAATTGCGGAGGGCTTTGTTTTAGGCTTCTTAGAAGCGCTTAATATTCAATTGGATATAGATATTTTGTATAAAAAACAATCAATCAGTGCGCTAAAGTTAGTGCGGTCGCAAAATGTGTGTTAATCTGACAAAAATGGTTTTCTGTCCACGGCAAAGGCTCTCAAGTTTGAGGGCCTTTTCTTTTTGGGTTTCCGCAAGAAAATTATCAAAAATAAACCTTACGCCTTAGGTTTTAGCTGAACTGCAATAGTGATGATTTGTTAATAAAATGTTATCCGCGATAAACGGTAAAAACGGCATAGAAGATAGTGATTTTTAACCTTTTGGGGTGACATTTTAATTGAGTTCAAAAATCGCGGGGCGTGTAAGGGTCATTATGTTAAATAGCACCGTTTTTCACGAAATTATCTAAAAGTCACTTCGGGGGCTTTTTTGCTTTCTGAGGTTCATCAATGCAAATACCTACTGAATTAGTGTTTAGACCCGCCAGTGAGCTGCCTACTGAAGATTTAGACGGCAGGGATGTGATCCTTATAAATCCTTGTGATGGTTGGCACCTTGGTATAGTTCGCGTGGAAAAAGAGGGTGATTGGGTTCATATCGGTATTCGCCCTTGGATGGGATCAGAAATGACACCTCATGATTTTTATGTTGCTTGGGCGCTTTTACCTAGCCTTGATGATCTGAGCCAAAAGTACGATGGTGAGCGATATATGAATCGCCATTGTTGCATATGTAAGCGGCGTGATCATTCAACGGCAGAGCACAAATAGTTGGTCACTTAGGTGGCTTTTTCTTTATCAGAACTACTAGGTTGCTTTCTTAACTTTTGGTAAGTCACCTGATATAAAAGCCATAAACTTTTCCCAGAAGCTAAGTTTCACTTCAATAGGCTCTCCAAAAGTTAGTTGCGTACGAATTTCAGCTGCATTAACTAGTGAAATCCAGACATTTGAATCACTAACTTGAGTACTTATTAATTCTTCTGTTAATTGTTCATCAGGTGCTTTAGACATATATAGGTTTAAGTAGTTTATTGCTTGTTTTCTAGCTGACTCAGAGGCTTTTTCAAATGAGAAAGCCATTCTTATCGATGTGATTACCGCGATACATATACCGATAAACACCTGATTTCCTAAACTTCCAATGACGGAAGAACCGAGCAATAAAAGTAGACATGACAACAATTTATCTATTCTACCAAGTAGCACACTGAACATTGTGTGTAGCCGGTATGAGTAATAAATCTGGTATAACAATTGTGCTCGGTTCATAGTTCCTCACTGTCCTTTGTCGGTGCCTCCGTTTGATTTGGAGGTTTGATTGGTTTGCGTTCCTGTTTGCTGCGACTGTTGTTTCGCTTGTTCATATATCGTTTTAGCTAGACCTGGTGGCATACTGTCTCCAACTGGTATGCTACTGGATTTTTTCTTGTAGCTCATGTGGTTCCCTTTTTTGAATTGTTACGTTTGGCGATTTAACAATATCAGATAAGGTAATGCGTCGCCAGTCGCTTAACTGGCCCCATCTCAAAGATCACTTCGGTGGTCTTTTTTATTAACTAAATCTCAGGCACTCCGTAGGGGGTGAAATCATGCGTATGGATAAATATAGCAACGCAGCCTACGGTAGTGCTGGGTTAACAGCATTTTTTGCGAGCCTCTCACTTTATGAATGGGGCTTTATTATCGGAATGGCGTTCAGCATGATCTTAGGCTTGGCGACTTTCTTCATGAATAGGCGGGAACAACGAAAACGAACCCGTCTATTTGAAGAGCTGGTCAATAAGACAGACCCACAAAACCCCTCTGCCACCGCTCGAAAAGCCGCCGAATTAATGGCAAAAGCCCCTAAGGATATCTAATGTCACTCAAACAAAAACTAACTGTGCTTGTTAGCGCAGGGGCTACGGCTATCGCTCTAACAGTGATTGCACATTTTGAAGGTGTTAGATATGAGCCTTATGAAGACGTGGGTGGTGTACTGACGGTTTGTTATGGCCACACAGGAAAGGACATCATTCCTAATAAAGTTTACTCAAAAGATGAATGTAATGAACTGCTTGAGTCAGACTTTCAGCGCACGAAACAGCAGGTAGATAAGTTGGTTAAGGTGCCAACTGACGATTACACCAAAGCCGCGTTGTATTCATTTGCATTTAATGTTGGTACCGGCGCATTTGCTAAGTCGACAATGCTTAAAAAACTTAACGCGGGTGATCAATACGGTGCCTGTGAAGAATTAAAAAAATGGGTTTACGCTGGTGGAAAGGTATGGCGTGGGTTAGTTAATCGCAGAGAAGCGGAGGCAGCTATATGTCATGGAAACCTATAGTGGCTGTAATTTTCTTTATGCTGCTAGAGATATCAACGATTGTATTTGGTGCCTACAGACTCACTGACAATACATGCGGTTTTGATAAAGCTAGTTTAGAAAAGCGTTGTCAAAAAGCTATCGACCACTACAAAGGGCGACAAGTTAATTTTTAATCTTCTGTATGGTAACAGCCATGAATACAGTCAGAATAGCGTTATTTATTGCTGCGTGGGTGGCCATATGGGGAATGTGGAAACAACACGAAAGGATAGGTGAGTTAAATACTAAGAATGCCGAACTGCTCGTTGAACTGACAGAGCAAGTCAAAATCAATGAAGATTACCAAGAACGTGTTCAAGCGCTCTATAAACTCGATACAAAACATATTCAGGAACTAGCTAATGCAAAAAGTGAAATTGATAAGTTGCGTATTGCTGTTGAGCATAATCCTGAGCGGGTGTACATCAAAGCCAGTTGTAAAAAAGCCGAAGGTCCTAGCACCTCCGGCATGGATGATGCAGCCACCGCCCGACCTACTGACTCCGCTATCCAAAATTATTGGTTACTCAGAAACAGAATTGCAGAATTAACGCGAATGGTATTAGGACTGCAAGATTATATTAAAACGCAGTGTGTTCGGTAACCCATATGCACAATTCTACAAATGCCATTCGATGAGTGGCATTGATAAAATTTTGTATAACAAACAGGTTAATCACAATGACAACAAAACTCTCGCAAAAACAAAGAATGTTTTGCCATGAGTATATTGTCGATCTCAATGCAACCCAAGCTGCCATACGCGCGGGCTATGCACCTAAACGCGCTAGCGAAATGGGCTACAAGCTATTAAACAAACCTAATGTCTGTGCGTTCATTGATGAACTGAAACAGAACCGTATCAAACAGTTAGGTATTGATGCTAACTATGTGCTTATGCGGTTGGTTGAAATCGACAAAATGGATGCGGCAGATATTTTTAATGATGATATGAGCCTTAAACCTATTCTCGATTGGCCCGAAGTCTGGCGGCGTTACCTTAGCGGCTTTGATCTTGCCGAAATGTTTGAAGGGCGGGGCGATGACCGTGAAATGGTTGGCTTACTCAAGAAAATTAAGTGGCCTGATAAAGTGCGTAATCTTGAGTTATTAGGCAAACACGTATCTGTGCAGGCTTTCCGAGAACAACTGGATCATCAATCTTCTGACGGCTCAATGACTCCGAAGCCTACAACTATTCAACTTGTTCCTGTGGAGCCTACGAATGAGTAGTGCGGTACAACTTCCTATACCTGCTAAATTAGCGCCGTTATTTATAGCTACGAATAAACGATATCGCTGTTCTTATGGGGGAAGGGGGAGCGCTAAAACTAGAACATTTGCGCTCATGAGTGCGGTTAGAGCTTATCAAGCATCGAATAACGGCGAATCAGGGGTGATACTTTGCGCTCGTGAGTTCATGAACTCCCTTGAAGAATCCTCGATGGAGGAAGTCAAACAAGCGATACGAGCGGTTCCCTGGTTAGCAGCCCATTTTGATATTGGTGAAAAGTACATTAGGACCGTTGACCGAAAAGTTAGTTATGTTTTCTGTGGGCTACGCCACAATTTGGACAGTATAAAATCTAAGGCAAGAATTCTACTTTGCTGGGTTGATGAAGCTGAAACTGTAAGTGAAACAGCGTGGCAAAAACTGGATCCGACAGTACGTGAAGACAACTCGGAAATATGGGTAACGTGGAACCCTGAAAAAGATGGTAGTGCCACGGATAAACGGTTTAGAAAGAATGCTAGTGATGACTGCATTACCGTAGAGATGAATTATTCTGACAATCCTTGGTTTCCTTCGGTATTAGAAGGAGTTAGGCAAAAGGATAGAGAGAGACTAGATGATGCAACTTACGCTTGGGTGTGGGAAGGTGCTTATTTAGAAAACTCGGAGAAACAAGTCCTCGCTGGTAAGTACGAAATCAGGTCTTTTTCTGATGATTTATGGAAAAAAGCAGACCGACTGCTATTTGGTGCTGACTTTGGTTTTGCTAAGGATCCGAACACGCTATTACGCCAATTCATTTTAGATGATTGTCTTTATATTGAATACGAAATGTATGGGTTAGGCATTGAGCTTGACCATATGCCAGCGTTTTACGACAAGATACCTGAATCACGTAAATGGTCTATAAAAGCTGATTCAGCGAGGCCTGAAACTATCAGTTATCTCCGGCGTCAGGGTTTTAATATCTCTGCTGCTAAAAAATGGCAAGGTAGTGTTGAAGATGGAATAACATTTTTACGCGGATTTAAGCAGATAATCATTCATCCCCGTTGTAAAGAAACAGCAAAAGAAGCTCGTCTTTATTCATATAAAACAGATCGTATTACAGGTGAAGTATTGCCTGTGATTTTGGACGCTAACAACCATTGTTGGGACGCTGTTCGATACGGATTAGATGGATATATCAATAAAAAAGGCGGGAGTTTTTTCACAACCAAGAGGTAATTCTATGTGGCCGTTTAAAAGGCGAAAAATTGCAGAGCAGCTTGCACCGCCGAAGCGGTCAGCATTTACCACAGATTTGTACCCTGCATTAGCAAAAGAGAAGGGATTTAACGGGTTAGATTTGCCGCAGCCGGTGATTAATGGCGTGGGGATGGACAGTATTGATACTTCCGTGCCGTCATTCAAAGGTGAGCAAGTTTATGGTGTGCCCGAATCACAGGCGGCGTGGTATGCGAGCCAAATGTTCATCGGCAACAACATGTGCGCCATCATTGCGAAACATTGGTTGGTAGATAAAGCCTGTAATATGCCGGCTCGTGATGCCATTCGCCAAGGGTATGATATTGATTGCGATAATGACGATGACAGAGCTATCAGTAAAAAGCTGCGTAAACGCGATAAAAAGTACCGTATACAGCATCATTTGAAGGAGCTGATTCACTTTGGGCGCGTGTATGGCGGTCGATTAGCGCTATTTGTAGTGGAAACCTCAAACCCGAAAGAGTGGTATGAAAATCCGTTTAATCTCGATGGCGTGACCAAAGGAATGTATAAGGGGATCAAGCAAATTGACCCACAATGGGTAACGCCTGATTTAACTGACTCCAACATTCAAGACCCTGCCAGCATGGATTTTTACGACCCCACGTATTACATCATTGGTGGTCGTAAATACCATAAATCGCACTTTGTTAAGTTTGTGCCATTCCCTGTGCCTAATGTACTTAAGCCACTTTATAACTACTTTGGCGTATCTGTGCCAGAGCGTATTTATGAACGGGTCTATGCCTCCGAACGTACAGCCAATGAAGCGCCACAACTGGCAATGACCAAACGGCTATTAACCATTGGTATGGCTGATCCTGAAGGTGCAGATAAGAACACCATTCAGGAAAACATGCTTTATTTTATGGAGATGCGCGATAACTACGGTGTGCAAGTGATGGGGAAAGAGGACGTCGCACAGCAGTTCGATACTTCGTTAGCGGATTTAGACGCCACCATTATGACGCAATACCAGCTGGTGGCAGCGGCGGCAAATGTGCCAGCAACTAAGTTACTGGGTACTACGCCAAAGGGCTTTAATGCGACGGGTGAGTATGAAGAGTCGAACTACCGTGAAGAGCTAGAAAGCATCCAATCAAACGACTTAGACGAGCTTTTACAGCGACATTACGACATGTTGATACGCAGCGAAGATCTACCACTAACCGAAATATCAGTGACGTGGGCGCCACTCGATAGCCCAACGGCAACAGAGAGCGCCGAAATTGAGCTGAAATCAGCTCAGACGGATGCGGCTCTAGCGGCTACTGGCGCCATTGATGGGTTAGATATTCGTAAAAAAATCGCAGCAGATAAAGCGTCGAGCTATTACGGTATTGATGTAAACGAGGACGATTATGTCGAGGCGAATACGAATCCGAACGAAAAAGGAGAGGTGGGCAACCTCCCGACAAGCAGTCTTGAAGGGAAATCCCCTGCAGTATTCAGCAGCGCCGTCCAGCCGTTACCATCGTGACATGTCACGGTTAATTAACTCAATGATTAAGGACTATGAAAAAGTATTTAGTGAACTGAGTGATGGTTTTGACGGCGCCACGATGGACGCCAGTATCGCGAGTCAAACGCGTATTTGGCTCAACCGGTTAAAACGTAAATGGGATAAAATCTTTACGACACAATCGAGCGCCATGGCTGATAAGTTTGTTTCACAAGTCGACATCGGTGCGCAGCGTAATTTAGACGATTCCCTCAAGCAGCTTTCAGGCGGCATCACAATCAAAACACCCTCGATGCCCGAAGCGTTAAAAGACAAAATGATTGCTGCAACAGCTGAAAATGTCTCTCTGATTAAATCCATTCCTACTCAATTTCATCAGCGTATTGAAAGTGCGGCGTTGCGCTCTATCTCACAAAGCGGAGAGGGGGCTAAAACGCTGCTAGATGAAATACGGGATATCGGAAGCGTCACGGAAAGCCGAGCGAATTTTATCGCCGTTGACCAAACGCGAAAAATTACGACTGCGGCGAACTATGAACGCATGAAATCAGCGGGGATACGCAAGGCTATTTGGCATCACTCTGGTGGCAGCGCTGAACCTAGAGAGTGGCATCTACAGCTAGATGGTGAAGTCTTTGATTTAGATAACCCACCCATCATTGACCCAAAAACGGGCGAACGCGGATTGCCGGGGCAATTACCTAATTGTAAGTGCTTTTGGTCACCCGTTATCGATTTTGGCGAGGAGACATGACAAAACGAACCTATGACAACAACGGCTGGCTCGAAGTAAAAGACAACCCCATCTCTAAAGTTGGGGTTTTTGATTATTTGGGGGCTGAAATTGGTGCGCCGATACCTGACAAAATCTATCGCGTATTGCGCCCACCGGAAGAATTAGCCAGCGAAGAGACCATCAACTCTTTCAAGTTAACCCCGTTCATTATTGAACATGAAATGCTGGGTAAATATGCCACCCCAGCGGAGAAGAAAGGCATTCAAGGTGTTATTGGTGAGAACGTGTATTTTGACCCACCGTATCTCAGAGCCAATATCAAAATATTTTCTGATGTCGCACTTAGCAATATTGACAGCGGCAAAATCGACCTTTCACCCGGTTATCGCAGTAAGTATGAATTCACCTCTGGTATTTATGAAGGGCAGCACTATGACGCCATTCAGCGTCACCTACGTGGAAATCACCTCGCATTAGTCGATGAAGGGCGAACCGGCCCTGACGTCGCTGTGCAAGATCACCTCGTTATCACTATCGACACAAAGGAACTTATTCGCATGAACGAAGAAGAAAACAAAGAGAAGCAAACCGCTGATGAAGGTGCGTTTACAGCGGAGCAAGTCACTGTGCTGAAAAGCATTATTGCAGAGGTGATTGCACAAACTAAGCCTTCAACCGATGAAAATCTGGAAGAAGAAAAGAAATCCACTGATGCTAATCCCGAAGAAGAACAAAAAGCGGAAGAAGCTGTAGCCGCTGCCGAAGTTGCAGCGGAAGAAGCCTCAACGGGTACACCAGAAGCCGTAGAAGCTGCCGAAGTTGCGATTGAGACCGCTGTTGAAGCTATTGAAGAAGCTAAGGAGCATCTCGACCAAGCGACAACGGATAGCTTAAATCGCCGACTCAAACGTTTAAAAAACGGCATCAGCACAATGGATGAGATTGCATCTTTAAAGCGCAAGATTAAGCGTTTGGAAGCGTCAAAGCCAACCATGGACACAGGCGCATTGTTAAAACAAATCGGTGAGCGCGATGCATTAGCGCATAAGCTCACCCCGTTCATTGGTGTGTTTGATCATGCAGCTATGACCAAGCAGCAAGTGGCGGAGTATGGCGTTGATAAATTAGGTATCCAATGTGGTAAAGGCAATGAAGCGATTGCGTTAGATGCGTGGATGCAAGGGCGCGTACCGGATTCACAGAAAGCCACCACAACGATGGATTCTGCGGTTAGCAATAAATCAATTTTAGACAAATGGAGTGCGAAATAATGGCAATTCCTAATTCAGTGGCGAATGGTCTAGTTTCAGGTGTTGTAGGTGAAATCAGCCATGCAGGACCTATTCGTGCCGTTGCTGCAATTCTTAGCTCTACTGATGAAAAGGAAAACATCTTTGGTCGAGCCTACACCTACAAAAATGGTTCTGTGGAGTCTGTTCAAGTGGGTGGTAATGGCGCATTTGCTGGGATCATGATTAACCCGAAGGCATATCGCGTTGAAGTCGGTTATGCGCGTAACGGTACCCAAGGTGAGTTTTTGTCGATGGGTGAAGTGTATGTCGAGCTCAAAGAAGGCGCAGGCAAAATCAATGCGCCGGTTGTCTTTGATGAAACAGACGGTTCGCTTTCCTCCAAGCTTGTTCCTGAAGCTGGTGACCGCGTGATTGGTTTTGTTAGTCGTCACGTTGAATCCAGTGAATCAGCCCATTTAAGTGTTATTCGCTTAACGGAAATTCCATACCCAGTGGCAGTAAAGGAAGGTGAATAATGCCAGTCAGTCAACAAAAGTTTTATATGTCCGGTCGTGATATTCGCAAGCATGGTCAACTGAATATCCAACCGGACCAGAAGTGGACGTATCGTGAACTCGAGCAAATTGGTTTTGGTGGTCTTGCCGCGATGGACTCCGCAATTAGTGGTGCGGCAATGCAAGGCGGGTTAATTCAGCGTGAAATGTTACAACACGTTCTTCCTGGTCTCATTCGTACTGCAACTCGCGTTCGCGTACTGGATGAAATTACTGGTGTATTGAATGCTGGTGAATGGCACGATGAAGAAATTATCCTAAACGTGGCAACACCAACCGGTAAAGCCGAGCTCTACGGTGATCATACCAATGTGCCGTTAGCATCTTACATTCAAGACCAAGAGCGTCGCGGCATCGTGCGTTTTGAACAAGGCTTCCAAGTTGGTAAGTTAGAAGAAGCGCGCCAGTCTGCAGCAGGGTTTGAATCAGCAGCAGAGAAACGTAATGTGGCGGCTGAGTCATTAGAGCAAGGTCGTGAGCGTATTGGTTATTACGGCTTTAATGCCCCTGAAACCCGTGTTTTCGGTCTGTTAAATGAGCCTAATTTACCGGCTTATGAAACCGCATCGAAAAAATGGAAAGGTGGTACGTTTGCGGATATTACCAAAGATATCACTGACATGTTCTCACGCATTGAGATCACCTCTGGCGGTATTATTAAAGATGACATCAATATCACCTTGACGTTGCCGTTGGGCTACCGTTCAGCGCTAAATGTTGCTAACCCTGTGGCGCGAGGTGAGACCGTGTATCAGTGGGTGAAAGAAAACTATCCAAACATGCGCTTTGTGTTCTCGCCTGAATTTGTCGGCGCGAATGGTGGGGCTGATGTAGCGTATATGTTCGCTGATACTGTGGATGATGGCTCAACCGCAACCAGCGCGACAATCTTGCAAGTCGTGCCGGTTAAGTACCAATTACTGGGGTCACAAGCTCAGATTAAAGGGTATTTAGAGGATGCGACTAACGCAACCGCAGGTGTATTTGTCACGCGTCCTTGGGCGATCACCCGTCTAACTGGCATCTAACCTAACCACTTCTTTTTTACGCCCTCATTTGAGGGCTTTTTTATTGGAGAAATCTATGTCTCTCTATGTTTATTGCACGCTATCAAACGACCAAAATTACTCCGTTAAAGACGGTAAAGTGTTTATTGCTGGTCAAGCCAACATCATGACTAAGCACATGTACACACCGCGTGGGCGTGTCACGGAAATTAGTGATGAACAATACGCCCAACTTAAAGATAACCATGTATTTCAGTTGCATAAAGAAAACGGGTTTATCAGTGTGGAAAATTGTAAAGAAGATCCAGACAAGGTGGCTACAAATATGGAAGCCAGCGACAACTCAGCACCTGAAACACCAGAATCACTGGAAGCGGCTAAGCAGGAAGTTCCGAAAACTAACAAAAAGGCGAAATAATGATGGATGCGAGCACATTTCCCATTGAGTCATTTCGTGTGCTCCGCCCGCAGTTCAACGGGGTACCTGATGGTGATCTTTATGTTATCGCCCAATCTGCGTTGAATTACTTCTCGCCTTGCCGTGGTGTTTGTACCAATGAATTGTGGATGTTGGTTGTTGCCCACATGCTGGACTTGAATCAACAAATTGCAGAAGGTGCCGCGCCAACGGGTGTTGTCACTAGTGTTACTATGGACAAAATCAGCGTGTCATATTCTGCGCCCCCTGCCGGTTCTGATTGGTCTCACTGGTTCAAAATGACCACCTACGGTCAGCAGTTCTTAGCGCTAATTAAACGTTGCAGTGTACCTCAATACTTTGGTGGCGCGGGTGAGCGCTCGGCATTCCGTGGCGTTGGAGGTCGATTCACTCGGGGAGGTCGGTTGCGTTAATGGCGAAATTATCTCAACTCAAAGCAATTTATGACGAGCTAGGAAAAAAACAGCTTAAAGTTGGTTTCTTTGAGCATTCAAAATACCCTGACGGTACGCCCATTGCATATGTCGCCGCTATTCAAGAGTTGGGTTATCCAGCCGGTGGTATTCCTCCTCGTCCTTTTTTACGCCCAACGATGAAGAACAAAAAAACTGAGTATGGCCAGTTAATCTTCCGCGTGGCTAAAGCAGCTGCGAATGGCAATATCACTGTCAATGATGGGCTAACCCAAGTTGGTGCAAAAGCCGCAAGTGATGTGAAGTTAGCTATCAAAGCAGTAACAACACCGGTGTTAGATGATGCCACAGTGAAAGCCCGCGCGCGGCGGCATAGCAAAGGTAAATCAACCAATAAGCCTTTAGTTGATACAGGACAAATGTTGAATGCGGTCACTTTCGTAGTGGAGGACAAATAATGTTTGGTAATTTACACCGTATTGCCTCGCGCTATATTCCTCAGCAAAAAGCCCTGTGGTTTCGCTTCAAAAGCCGTGAGCCCGATGATTTAGGGCATGACCAAAATCAGTACCATGAGCCAGTTGAAATTCGCGGGAGTTGGCAAGCGGTAGATACCCAAGATGCTCAAAGCATGGGATTTGATTCAAGCCAAGTTTATCGGCGTTTCTATACTTCTCATGATATCAAAGGCATTCAGCGTGGTACGTCTCCCGACTTCCTTGTTATTAATGGTAAAAAATACGATGTGATGGGCGATGCGGATTGGTATGAGCAGGACGGCTGGAAATCAGTGATTTGTATTGAGGTAGGTACTTATGACGGATAACGATGTCGATATCGCCATTCGTAAACAGCTTCTTTTTCAACTCAAAGAGGCAGGAGTTGATATCACCGTAAAAGCAGGGTTTCAATCGACCAAACAAGGTCGCGAAGAAAACATGGTGATGTTTTTCCCCATTGATGAGCATGGACACGGGTGGCAGGGTCGAAAGTACAACGTTCAAGGTGAAAAGGCGAATCACCAAGAAAGCCAGTTATCTGAAAAGACATACCAGTTTCAAGCCCTAATAACCGATTTAGGGCGTTATACGGCGGGAGACATTACCGCTATTGTCAGAATGATTACCAACTCTTTGCCATTTGTTGAAGCATTAAGAAAGCAAGGTGTTGGCATTCAACGTGCAAGTACAATTCGTAGACCTTATTTTCTTAATGATCATGGCAACTACGAACAAAACCCCTCGTTCGACCTTACCGTTTCATTCACCCGGACATTATTTCCCGATACAGCGGCTGTTAGTGCGCTATATCCTGACATTCACCGCATATAAGGTTTTACTATGCCAATTAAACAAAATCGATACGTTGATATCGCATCAGCGGTTATTGGCGCGTCTGCTGTTCCGATGCGTAAATTAATCGGTCGCTTATTTTCAACCAACCCTAAAATTCCCGCTGGTAAGGTTTTAGAGTTTGCCAGTGGCCAAGTTGATGAATTGCTGGGCGCGGATTCGCCGGAAGCGCACTTTGCCCGTCAGTATTTCAGCTATGTTAGCCCTGCTCCAGTGAGCAAGCCCAAAGCGCTGCAAATTGCTTCTTACGAACCCGTAGGGCGAGCACCTACGCTGTTCGGTACCAAGGCAGCGGCATTAGCAGATTTAAAAATGATTGCGGATGGTACCTTGTCTATCACTATCGGTGCTATCACCAAAGATTACAAAGACTTGGATTTGTCTGAGGTGGAATCGTATGCCGATATTGCATCAATGATCCAAGCGAAACTGAATGCTGAGCCTGAGCCTCAATTTTCAAGCAGCTATTTGACGTTTAACTCATTGAATAGTGTCTTTGAATTAAGTGGTGGAGTTCAGGAACGCGCCTCTATCAGTGTCGCTTATTCCGTGCTGTCTAATGCGATGGGATTATCATCTGGTACCACATCCGAAGGCAACCCAGCCCAAACACCTCTCGAAGCTTTCATTGTGGCTGAACAAGTCTCTGACTCCTTTGGTAGCGCGACATTCTTAGATGAAATGTCATTAGAACAGGCGGTACCGCTGGCGCAATATGTCGCCGGTGAGAATGTGAAATACCAACTCTACTTGAGCGTGAGTAAAGATAAGGTTGAGGATTTTAGTGCAGCATTAATCAGTACTGCATCCGTGGGACTAAATCTTAAAACAGAAAGTCTCTATTACGTTCAAGCGCTGCCAATGGCAATCATGGCTGCAACTGATTATGAGCGTACCAATGCTACAACGAACTATATGTTTCGACAGTTTAGCATTACGTTCCCTGCACAAGTGACGACTGATAAAGATGCCAATCTTTACGATAAATCTCGCGTGAACTATTACGGCGAAACGGCGGTTGCAGGTTCGAAAATTCGTTTTTATCAGCGTGGATTTTTGTGCGGTGGTCCATCTAATCCACTGGATATGAGTGTTCATGCTAACGAGCAATGGCTAAAAGCTTATATCACTCAGCAATGGCTCAGTGTGTTACTCGCTACGCGTGGTGTTCCTGCGAACAAAGATGGGGAAGCCCGTGCGCTCATGGTTATTGCTGGGGCGGTTACCAAGGCATTAGAAAACGGCACGATTTTAGCCGGCAAGACAATCACTGAGGTTCAAAAACTAGCGATTGCAGATGCTTCAGGTGATGACCTCGCATGGCATGACGTGCAAGACAAGGGCTACTGGTACAACGCACAAATCGTTGAAAGCACAGGTGAGAGTGGATTACCCGAATACGTCATGAAATACGTACTGATTTATGGCAAAGGTGACTGGGTGCGTAAAGTCGAAGGCTCACATAATTTAGTGTAAGGAATAGATAATGAGCGACATTTCAGCAACAGGCTTGAGTTTAACGATTCAAGCCTCTAAAACTTTTCCAGCTGGTATCTTAATCACCACATTTGCTGATGATGCCGATCCACTGGATTTACCTGCCGTCGATATCGCGCAGACTGGCATGGACATTAACGGTAATTTAGTGAGCTGGTCAACACCGACGCCGCAGACGGTGACAATTAACGTTTTAGCCGGTAGTGAAGAAGACCAAAACCTGTCTATTTTGCTCGAAGCAAACACGGCGAAAAAAGGGCGTCGTCATGCCGGCGATATTATCACGATGGTGGCATCGTATGGTGATGGTTCTACAGTCACGGCGCGTAACGGAAAAATGACCAATGGCAGTCGTGGTAATTCAGCGGCATCCGCAGGTAAGTTGAAAGCGAAGCAATACACCTTTGTTTTCCAAGATTTCGACAGCACGCGAGTCCGTTAATTCATTTCCAACTATGGCGGGGATCCCCGCCTTTTTATAGGTTCACATCATGTTAATTAAACCCAAAGAAGTCGCTATCAAAGACGTTGATGGTGACGAAAAGCTATTTGTGATCAGCCGGCTGCCGGCAACGGTTGGGCGTGAAATTTTGGCTAAATATCCACTGTCTAACGCACCGAAAATTGGTGATTACGATGTCAGTAAAGAAGCCATGCTGAAAATGATGGCATATGTCTGTGTTGTGGTTGATGGGGATGAAATTCCACTCAAAACGCAAACCTTGATTGATAACCACGTGCCGGATGGTGAATCGTTGATCCGCTTAGAACTGGAGATGCTGAAATATAACACCAGTTTTTTCGGGGGAGACGGGAACTCAGGCTTCCTCCATTACCTGCTCAGCAAGGTAAGCGGTTCACTCCCGTCGATTATAAAAACGCTGATGGGTTCTTTGCAGTCATCCTCAGTGAAGACCTCGCCACCCTCTCAGAGCTCAAAACCTCAATAGATTTAGAAGAAGCGATGGACCTGTGGGAAATCGCTATCATTAATCGCTACAACGAAGCCTTAGCCGCTTCAAAGGATAGATAATGTCGTTAATGGATACGTTTGTTCAGGTCTTTGAATTTGACACCCGGCAAGCCGATAAAGCCTTTGACAAAGTCAAGCGTTCTACGGACGACATTATCGAAGGCATGAAGAAAACCCAAGAGGCGGCAGAGCAGAGCTCACTCACGTTCGGCAGTGTAATGAACGAGTTATGGCAATCGCTCCAAGGGCTATCGGGTGAACACACCATTGATTTTTCGACTAATGCTGAAGAGGTCAGCGCACAGACTGACGCTGTTAAGTCACAATTGGATTCTGTGAGCACCGCTTTAGTCGCTTTGGATGAGCAGCGAGAGGTCACAGATGCCGGTTGGAGTGAAACTCAGTCGACATTGGGTGAGCTGGATGAGCATTACCAATTATTACACGGTGATATTGCTCAATTATCTACGGGTATGGTTGAGCTTGAACACACAGAAAGTCAAAGTGTAGAAACTAAACGTTTAGCTAACGCGATAATTCAATCCTTGCAAGGCAATTATAAAGAGCTGATCCGCATTGTTGATGAAATGCGAGCCAAGGGAATTGAGGCTGCAAATAGTGAAGTCAAAGCTCAGAGTGAGGTTCAAAAAGCCTTAGATAACACCGATGCTAAATACCAAAAAACAGGTAATACAGTCGTCTCTTTTGCGAAAAAGGCATTAGGTGCTGTGGGCTTGTTGATGGGCGCGACTGCGATGGTGAGCGAATCTGTCACGCGCTCCGCTGAGATTGAATCCCTCGATAAATTGGGTAAAAAAATTAATGTAGCCACCGCCGATGTGGACGCATTTGCAGGCTCAATGGCTGAGCTTGGCGGGACGCGAGATGCAGCTCAAGCCGATTTATCCGCGATGGCAAAATCGTTTGGGTTTGCTAAAAACTCAATGGAAAAAGTCCTGAAAACGGCAGATAAAGTGCAGGGCATGAAGTTCGACAAAGCCAAAGCAACATTGTTTGCATTGGGCGTGACCGATGATAAAACGGTCGAACTCATGATGAAGGGGCGTAAAGAGCTTGAACGGATGATGGGTATTCAAAAAGAATATTCTGGTATCAATAAAGAAAGTATTGAGCAATCTATCAAGTTTAACAAAGCCATGCAGGGGTTTAAGCAATCTTCCGGCTTACTGAAAAATAGTTTTCTTGAAATGGTGATCCCTGTTTTAATCAAAGGGTTGGAGTGGATTAATAAGTTTGTTGGTTTCTGTAAAGACAACAAGCAATTAATGATTGGCTTCTTCATTGCGATTGGTTCTGCAGTCGCGATTTTCTATGTCCCTTCAATGATAGCAGCGGCAACCGCTACGCTTGCGGCAACGTGGCCCATATTGGCAATTGTTGCGATTATCGCGTTACTCGCGGCAGCGTTCGCGTTTGTCTATGACGACATCATGAATTTCATCGACGGCAACGACTCCATGATTGGTCGTATTCTTGATGAATATCCTGAATTAAAAGAGGTCATTCTACGGCTCTGGCAAACGTTTAAAATTTTGTTTGAGTATCTGATGGTTGCGGTGAAGTTCGTCGCTGATGTTGTCGTTGATGCCTATAACACGATGAATAATGCGCTCAATCAATTCATTGATTGGTTAGTGTTAAGTATCAATGCGATAGTCAGTTGGGGAAATGATTTCAAGGGTGTTTTTAACACCGTATCAGATGCCGTTGTCGGCATTTTTAAATGGCTATGGGCTCAAATTCAGCAATACCTCGGCTGGATCAATGACGGGTTAGATGCCATAAAAAACGGTTGGAGTACCGTTAAAGGTTGGTTTGGCTTTGAAGATGCGGAAGTGACTCAGACTGTTGAGCGTAAAGTCTCTGCAGATGGAACAATCGAACACTCGATCCCTGAAACGCCAAAGTTATCTGAAGATGATACCGCCTTGCTTGTGAAAGGGCTTAACCAACAAATAACGGCCATGTCGACTAACCCGATGAATCCTGTTACCAGTCAAGCGATTAGTAATCAATCCAGCACCGTCAACGAAAACACGGTTAACGTTGGTGAGTTAAAGGTATTGACTCAGGCAACGGATGCTCAAGGCATGGCGAATGGAGCTAAAGATGCTCTACAGTCACAGCTTCAGGATGTTGGTCAGCAACATGATACGGGGTGGAGAAAATGATCACCGAAGTTAAAATATTCAATGTGGATAATTTTACGACGTTATTTGAAACCGCAAGCCCGATTCAAATCAATGTCCGTGACGAGCATAAAGCGACGCAGTTTGCTGTTGAATCAGGCGAGACGCGTAGCGATCATGTCGTTGTTCAACCGGTTGAAATTGGTATGGACTTAATTCTCTCTGGCGAGATGAAAAATGCGTTTGAGCTTATGCAGCAAGCGTATGACAAACATCAATTAGTCGGCATTCAGACGCGCGTTAAAACCTATCAACCCATGTTGTTAGTGAATTTCTATCACGACGAAATCCCCGAGATGGCTGATGCGATCAAGTTGTCATTACGCTTCACCGAGTGGCGAACGGTCGAGCCGGAATATGGTGACTTGCCACCACGTAAAGTAGCCAAAAAAGGGCAATCTAGCACGGTTAACCGCGGCAAGGTTCAAACATCGACAGTGCCGGAGAAAAAGAAAAAATCTGCGGCCACTAAAGTTGCTGATGGCGAATTTAAATTTGGGTGGTAGTGATGCAAGAAATTCCATTAAACGCAGTCCCCAACCAACGATTGAGGGTAAGCCTTGGCGATGACGAATGGGAGTTAACAATAAAAGTTGCCCGTAGTGTCATGCTCTGCGATATCAAGCGCAATGACGACATGTTAATACAGGGCGTTCGTGTGATGCCGAACCAACCATTGATCCCCTATCGCTATTTAGCTGGAAACGGTAATTTTGCATTCATCACAGACAACGATGAGTTACCGTGGTGGGAGCAGTTCGGAAAGGCTCACTATCTTGTGTGGTGGGGTGACGATGATTGATTTACGCCGCATTAGAGTCGGCATTGAGGTAAATGGGCGACTACAGTGGTATGAGGGCTTGCGTATAAAAGCTAATGGCACTAAGTACGCCAACCCATTACAGAATGAGTGTACGGTCAACATTGACGGGTTAAATGCGGATACGCGCAATATGCTGTTAACGGAAACCAGTCCATATGCAAAAAGTAAAACGCCGCACCGGTTAATTGTTGAAGCTGGTCGCGTCAGTACCGGAGTGTTTCGGATTTATGTGGGCGATATTGTCAGTGCTGAAATAGCATCACCACCGGATGTTACACTGACCTTAAAAGCCAAAACAAATAATGCGACAGCCAGAAAAATGATCTCTACCTCTGGTGGAGCAATCAATAAATTGAGTGATATCGCAAAAAATATCGCACAAGACTGCAATGTTAAGCTCGATTTTCAAGCCACTGATAAGAACATTGCCAACTGGTATTTTTGCGGCTCGGCACTCAAGCAAGTTGAAAAACTTCAAGAGGCTGGCAAAGTCAAAGCGTTTATTGACGATGATGTGTTGTATGTGAAAGACCAGGATAAAGCGTTATCTAGTCGCCGGCGTATTTTAAACCAAAAATCAGGCATGGTAGGCATCCCAAAAGCCACTGAAAAAGGTGTGGACGTTACTTATCTCATTGATGCGGAGTCGTCACTGGGTGGCATGTTGAGTCTTGAAAGTAAGTTTAACCCTGCTTTAAACGGCGATTATCTTATTGAGCAACTCAAATTCGATATTGCTTCTCACGACGAGCCATTCTTTTACCAAGCAATCTGTAAACGAGCTTAAGCCAATTTAGTCCGTCGACTCTCTCTAATTTAAAGGTAAGAAATGAACCAGCCCAATAGTGATATTGCTAGCGAAGGCAGTTTGGCAGGGCAGCTCTCGGCTGCATTTCGCAATTTCCTGATGAATATTGATGACATGCTCCCCGCGACGGTGGTGAGTTATGACGATAAAACCAATCGCGCCGTTATCAAACCGTTGGTCATGATGGTTTCCACCGAAGGGCAAAAAATGGGGCGAGCTACGGTACCAAACATCCCCGTTTTTCGTTTTGGTGGTGGTGGATTTTTTATTCGAATGCCAATTAAGCCGGGGGATTTTGGTTGGCTCAAAGCCAATGACCGAGATGTTAGTTTAGTTTTCCAGCGTGGCGGGTTGGAAGATGAACCTAATACGGCTCGTTTACATACCTTCAGCGATGCGATGTTCTTTCCCGATACACTTAAAGGCTGGTTAATTGATGGTAAAAATACGGATGCTTTGGTGATTCAATCCATGGATGGATCCGTATGTTTATCATTGCACGAGGGCAAGGTGGTTTTAGATTCGCCTGTTCTCGAAGCCAATGTGCCGGAAACCACGTTTAACGGCAATGTGACCATCAATGGTAACCATGCGGTGAACGGAAATAGCGACTCAAACGGTGGCACGATGAAACACAACGGTAAAGATATCGGTTCCACGCACAAACACAGTGGAATTCAAACTGGTAGTAGCAATTCAGGAGCCCCCGTATGAAGACATTCAACGTCAACAGCAATAACGATATCCACCTTGGCAATGATGGAAATTTGTCGATTGTGAGTGGTGAACGGGCATCAGAAAAACGTTGCGAACATTATGCCAAGGCATTACGCGGCGAGATGTTACATAAGTTGGACTTGGGTATTCCGTATTGGAAAACTACGTTTGGACGGCAAGCCGATATTCCGCTGTTTGAATCTGCGTTCCGTGACCGTATGCGTGAACTTGATGATGTGATATCGGTGGTGTCGTTTTCGGCTTCGTTGACGGATAACACGCTGAAATATACCGCTGTGATACAAACGATTTATGGGGAGATAATGCTCAATGGCTGATTATCAATTTATTACATCACAAGGCGTGATTATTCCCGATACTAGCAAGTTACGTGAAGATGTTGAAAACGAATTTAAAGGGATTTTTGGCGAGGATTTAGATGTTAATCCTGAAACCCCACAAGGTGCATTAATCACCATGGAAGTGGAGAACCGAGATGCGGTTGCACGAAATAATGCTGAATTAGCTAATCAAATTAACCCTGATTTATCCGGAGGCATTTTTCTTGATGCAATATGGGCGTTTATGGGCGGACAACGTTTTGATGCGACACACTCATTTCTGACGCAGGTTAAGTTTAGCGGTGTTGCCGGTACTATTATTCCTAAAGGTTCTCTGGCAGCGACGAGGGGGGGCGATATCTTTGAAACGACAAAGGTATTAATTATTGGCAAAGATGGCATCACTATAGGTGATATGCGATCTATTGATACGGGTCCTATCGAGTGTGGTGTTGGACAACTTGATAAAGTAGCGAGTTCGGTGCTTGGCTGGGAAACAGTGAGTAACCCAACAGCAGCGATATTAGGGCGAATTGAAGAGTCTGATTTACATGCTAGACGTAGGCGCAAGCAAACACTTGCGCGAAACACCGTGAGTGTTGGTGAAGCAATCACATCGGCACTCTATGAGTTGGAAGGCGTGCGTTCTTTAGCTTATAGAGAGAACTATGGTGATACGTCCGTTATTATTGATGGGATTACCTTAGTACCTCATAGCGTTTATGTTTGTGTCGAGGGCGGCGACAAAAATCAAATTGCTCAATCTTTGCTGAGAACTAAAACACTCGGCGCAGCCTTTAACGGCAGTGAAGAAGTTGATGTGCTGGAGAAAATCAGTGGTCAAACGTACCCCGTGAAATTTGATAGAGCAAAAGAAATCGTGTTGTTTTGCCGGGTGACCGTAAAAAAAGCCACAGTAGATGCACAAACCATTATTCCCAAAGCGGTCGAGTCTTGGGCTAACGGTGATGTGGAGGGGGACGGCGGTTTAGTGGTTGGGCGTGATGTTTCTCCCTTTGAAATTTCTGCCGGTATTAACACCGTAGAGCCAAGACTGTTTATTACGCGCGTGGAGCTTTCAACAGATGGTAAAGCGTGGTCCTCTGATAACTTCACGATAAAGCTGAATGAAGTGGCTCGTATAAAAGGCAGTGCTGTACAAGTGGTGATCGTATGAAATCAGTACAATCATTTGATTTTCATTCGGATTTATTGAAAGCCATTCTTTGGCAGTATGAAGATGCGGATAACTTAAAGGCGTTAGCAAAATACAAGTCAGATTACTTTGAGCGTTCCACCATAGAATTTTGGCGTAACTGGTACCGCGATGTTTTTAATATCGACACGGCAAATGAATTTGGGCTCAATATCTGGTCACGTATCCTCGATGTACCGTTAGGGATTGACGTTCCTCCCAGCGATAAAACGAAAGTGGGGCTTGGTTTTGGTAAAAAGAAAGCCAATTTTAAAGCTAACTTTCGGCGAAACTCAGATTACACATTATCACTGACGGTAGAACAAAAGCGGCTGATTATCCGCATGCGCTACTTCAATCTGACTCAAAGCCCCACCGTGACCAATATTAATGAGTTTCTGCGTCGATTTTTCTGGCAAGAAGACAGCAAAGTCTTTGTTTTAGACCCACTCGACATGACTTACATGTATTACGTCTTCAACTACAACCCTGATGAACGCCTGAGACTCCTTTTAGAAAACTTCGACCTTATGCCTCGCCCGTCGGGTGTTGGCGTCAAATATCGTATTGTAACGAAGAAATCCTTCGGTCACGGAAAATTCCGTAAAAACTTCCTGAGCAGTAATTTCGGAGCATAAAACCAATGACTAAAATCTTTAAAGTCCCCTTTGCAACACAAGGGGATCGAACCTCTATTCCAAATGAAGTGCAAGCTGACGGCGCCGTGTCTTACACGCAAGGCTATGGATATGACTATGAGCGCGATCAAGTATCAGACCCTGCCGCTAAAGATATCGAACGTGAAAAAATGAACGGGATATTTCACGATATCACTGAAGCGATTGGAGAAGTTCAAAATTACGGCTTTCCCAAATGGGCGGAAGAAGGCAAGCCTTATCCTATTCGAGCGGTTGTTTATCATAAAAACAAAGTGTGGCAGTCCAAAGTTGAAAATAACGAGGTTGAGCCCGTTGCTGGCACTCAGTGGGCTGAATTAAAAGCAGACTTAACAGCAGGTGATATCGACGTTTACAATAAGCAAGAATCGGATAAACGATACCAGCCTTTAGGTAATTATTTACCTGCGGGCTATAGCTACTCCAAACAAGAGTCAGATACTAATTTCCAGCCAAAAGGTAATTATGCACCCGCAGGTAACTATGCCATGAAAGGTGATAGTTACACGAAAGCAGAAGGGGATGGGCGATATCAGTCGAAAGGAAACTATGCGCCCGCAGGCGACTATGCAACAAATACGGCACTAACCAACGGATTAAATACTAAACTTAATATTAGTAGTATCGCTCAAGCAACGGGCACTTCAACAACTAATGTCATGAGCCAAAAAGCGGTTACCGATGCATTACAGAATGCAGTTAACCTGGATACTATTTACCCTATTGGTGTTGTGGTGTGGTTTGCTCAAAACAAAAATCCGAATACCTTATTCCCTGGTACTAAATGGCAGTACATTGGTGAAAATAGAACCATTCGATTAGCCGCAGCTAGTGGTGCTAATGTTTTATCTACAGGTGGTTCTGACTCGATAACTTTAAATGCATCTCAAATGCCAGTACATAACCATAGTTTCTCAGGTACGGCTACTTCCTCTGGAGGGCATACCCATGATAAAGGAACTATGAATATCACAGGGGCTTTTGCTATTGGCGGCGGAAAATCAGAAGGGCAAGCTCCGGGCTTTGCTTCTGGGGTTTTTAGTAAAACGACAAGAACATTAAAAGTTAATACTGCTTCTGGGGTTGTTGATAGTTCGGTAACCCAAATAAACATGAATGCCGCTAGTGCGTGGACTGGGAATACATCAAGTAGCGGAGCTCATACACATACGGTAACAGGATCGATTGGCAACTCAGGTAGTGGCTCGCCAATAACAGTAACTAACGCATATATCATGTTAATGGGATGGTATAGAGTTAGTTAATGGAAATGGGGCATTTGCCCCATTTAATATTTAATGGTGAGGAATTATATCATTAGGTAATTTATCAAAACTGACAGCATTATTTTTAAAATTTAAAACACTGTCGCTAAACTTGCAGTCTTGATTTGAGATAAATTGACAGTTAGCTTTTTTATACAAACTAATACCAAGCCACTCAGAGTAGAGAGAAAGAAAATTCATGCCACTGATTCGTGCGGTAATGAACTCTTTATTTACATCATTATAAGATGTAATAAAAAAAGGAACTGCGTAGTTTTCTTTATATTCATCCCCATGAATTAAATCGAGTTTAGATGGCATATCTCTATTTGAGAAAGAGACGCCGTGATCTGCAAAATACATCATAGACCATCGTTCATTGCTTAGCTTCAAATCACCGTAAATGGTGCGCAGTAAGCGATCTGTATTCTTCACTGATTGAACGTAGCAAGAAACTCGGTTACTAAGATAGAAATCATCATACTCATTGTTTGTTCTTTCACAGGCTGGTGTGTGGCTTCCCATTAAATGAACAACGATCAGCTTTTTACCTTTCACTTGTTGCTTAATAGCTGTATTAATATAAGGGATAAGTTCGTTATCATCTTCATTAGATGTGAAAGAGCCTTTTTTGATAAAAATTGAGGTATCTGCTCGCTTACCTATGCTGGCAATAGGAGTATCTGCGCCACTGATAGAGCCTTGATTCGAGATCCAATAGGTATAAAAACCGGCTTTTTTAGCGAGGGTAATGATGTTGTTCTGAATTTTTACATATTCTGAAATGGTGTGTGTTAAAGACGGAACAGTGGATGGTGCAGCTGAGATATAATTAGTGAAAATTTTCCCGTTTATTTTATCAAGAAACGGTGTGTTTTCTAATTCAAACCCATAAGCATGTAGTAAGTCTTTTCTGACGCTTTCCCCGATAACAATAACATAAGTATCATACTCTCCAGTGCTGGTTAATTTGGGGTAATCATCATCTTTAGCTAGCATTTCACTAATGCGCTTGTGTTCTTCAATTGTTGATGAAATGGCTGCTACAGACTGCTTTAAAAATTTAACTTCCGGAATGCCTGTATCTAATAAAGAAAAATGATGATCGCTAATGGCTGTTTTTATAGGCGCTTGAAGGAAAATAATAGAAAAAATTGAAATAAAAATTAATCGAAGTTTATTTGAAATTTCAAATCTGAAGCGGGTTGAAGCATAACCAAGCAATAATATGAGGAATGACACTGCATAATAGTAATATGGGATATTAGAAACGAATTCTAATGATTCTTTTCTATCGGTATATAACATTGCTGTTGCGATATTGAAGCTTGGCTCGCCGTATAACATCGCTGTTGGGTAATAAATTGCAGCGATAAATGCCAAAAGGAACACTGACGTTAAGTATATAAATTTATTTGCATTTACGGCAAGCAACAATAAAAATACAGCGAATGCGTAAATAGCCTTAAATTCATACCCGAGGGCAAGATGCGACAAACAAACAAAAAATAATAAAATACAGAAATTTAGAATGTTAATCTTCTTTAAATTTTGTAACGCAAAGCACATTTAACTTATCTCATTAGGTAATTATCTTTTGTGATCATAGCGTTAATGCCATTTTTAGACAATGAAAATAAAAAGCTTTATAAGTATCGATAAAAAAGCCACCGAGGTATGGTGGCTTCTTATCACATAAGGTATTTTATAAACTCAATTTTATCGGAATCAGAGCTACCATAAAAATGCTGCTCCAGCTGGGTTAACAAATCTTTAGCGACACTTTCAACCATAAAAGATTGTACAGGCTCCCTTTCTATATTTTGCATTTCTCGTATCTCTTCATTGAATCTAGGATCAGAAAAAACAAATTTCATGAAAACAAAGCCGGGTGGGTTATCAATAGATACCTGTGCTTTCTCAGATACCTGTGCTTTCTCTAGTTTGGGAATGAATTCCGCGTTATCAGCTTCAAGCTCTACACATTCGCCCTTTTTCAT